GTTGAGAATAGTACTCAAATTGAGCATCTATCTCCGATTCCAAAGTTTCAGAAATATCTGATCTGGTAGATTCTGCTTTATTATAAGCAGACATGTGATTCATCAAATGATAAACCCAAGCGATGGAATTTCTTTTAGGTTCCAAAGGAACAGAAGGGCTAACTCCAGAAGAAACCTTGTGCATGGGATGGAATTTCTTGGTAAGCCAAGCACTTCGCAAATGATCAAATTTCTTGTAGATGATGTCACCCTTTCCGTTTTTACACTTGTCAAAATTGAAAACATGGCATCGTCTAAACAAAGCCTCTGGTTCGGAAATGCAATCTGATCGTGTGAAGTTAGTAAGATTAGAAAACCGATTAGTCGTGATCAAAATAATGTCACTGCTGAAATATTTGGTATTTTTAAGTTCAGCAGATGCACATTCAAGTGGATATTTTACTGGTGAGACAAAATTAATTATTTGTCTCCATTGTGAAATTCCTTGTTGTCCGACATCATCCATTACAAAGACATTCTCTCCTTGATAATCATCGTAGAAGTCTTTTCCACTTTCAAGTGCAGTGCAAGTGTGGTTGTACACGGATTTGTTCTTCTTGACCAAATAATTGACCAACAAATTCATGAAAGTAGATTTTCCAGTTCCAGGAGCTCCTTCAAATACAAAGCAAAGAGGCTCTACTCTGGCTGAAGTATCATAGGTTGAGGCAATATTGTAGATGTGTCTTTTAAACGTATCGTACATTATCTTTGTGTGCTGGTAGTTAGTGCTTCGCACCATACGATGAAAATGTTTTGTGTCAGAAAGTTGAGCATTTAAGTTTTTGACCTTCTCTCTGAATTCGGCCTTGAACATGACCTGAGGATTCTTGTTGTAAGCAAAAACGACTTCTTCAAGAAGGCGAATTTGTTTGAGAGCAATAGCAAAATCGAGCGGCAAAATTAGGTAATCCAAAAATTTATGAGTAGATTCAGGCAAAAATGTCTTCATCCAATCCATACCGTCTCTGATTACTTGGAAAAATTGCATGAACAAGTCAATGAAGAAAGACGGAGTATCCAAAATCTTCTTGTTAGTGAAAAGAGCGAGCTTTCTTAGTCCCTCCATAACAATAGGAGGAACTCCAAACAAAGAAATTGATGCCAATACGACATCTATTGAACTGATGTCATTCAAGTCAAGACTCTGTCCTTTGAATCCATGATTTTGATAATCTTTGAACCTGAGAACGATTGAGTAAAAACGTGCAAGAAACTTAACTAAGTTAAAAGGGCTCCAGAAAAAAGGGTCTTTCATCTCGCTAAGAGAAATGCAAACGTCAATTATCCAAGCATTGATATGCTGTTGAGATCGCTC